TGATTGGGGTGCCTCCATAAAGAACGCCGTTGTGGTTTGTGTCCCGTCCGATTGGTATGCCAATGTCGCGTAGGGCCTCCGCCCTGGCGTGGTTCCTGGCGCGTGTGTTTGCGGCACGTGTGCGCTGGCCCTTGCGTCCGTTACAGGCCCGGTGTGCTGGCTGGAGGTTGGTGGCCTCATGTCCGCCGCCGTTCTGAATCTCCACTACGTGGTCCACGGTGTCGGCGCCTGGTTGGCCGCATAGGGCACAGGCCGGCTGGGTGGCCAGGATGGCGGCCCTGTTTCTCTGGTACTCCTGGTTTGCGTATGGGTGTCTCATCGGGTTTGGCTCCTGTGTGTTGGTGGTTGTGTCCGCCCCGGGGTGCTACCCCGGACCCCGTTGCGCCGTCGCGGAGAAGGGCGCTCCGCTCGGCGCCGCGAACGAATCGGGCAGGCGTGGTGTGTGTGTCTGGTGTTTCCTCGGCGCCTTTGTGTGCGTGTGTGTTTGGGGTGTTCCGGGGCATGGTGCGCTGGATGCCCACCCACGGGGTTGCCTCTGACCCGTTCCCACTATCTGTTTGCCTCCTGCCTGATTATGTTTACAGGCCGCTCCAACGCCTTGCCGCATTCCCATGTCTGGGCGCTAACGCGTTGGTCTACCCAGGTTTCCCTGTTTACGTGCCGCGCCGTGCGAATGGCGTACCACCTGTGTGGGCCCTCAATGGGGCCGTGCCCTGTTGCCAGGGCTATGGCTACGAATGCTCTTGGAATCTGGGTGCGTAGTCCTGCCAGTTCAGTAGACGGGCCCGAATGTCCACGTAGTTGTCCGGCCGCCACAGGAACACGTTCAGGCCAGCGAACTGGAGCGCACTCAACCAAGCGTCCTGGGCCGCTGTGACCTTGCCGCGTTCAGACTTCAGTTCCACGAACAGGCATTGGCCCATCAGGTTATTGGCCGGGTCACCTGGGTGGGCTAGCACCAGGTCCGGGAACCCGGAATGGCCCTGTGTGTGTGTCGTCCAGGCGCCTCTAGCCCTCTGGGACGGCAGGTCATGGTGGATTAGCCATCCTCCGCGCATGGCGCACTCAATAACCACGCCCTTTAGTGCGTTCTCTGTCCAAGGATGCGTTTTCATCTCAACACCTTGCCGCCATGGCCCCGAACATGCCGCCAATGACCAGGCCGTAGGCGAATCCAACCACCAGGAACATAAACCTGTGTCCGGGCATCATTGGCCTGCCCTCCACACGTCAATGACCCTGGACGCCTGGGCTGGGGACAACTGTGACAACAGCACCTCACCGCCTAGCGCCTCATCCACGGCCGCCTGAATGTCCAGGTCCGTGGTCATGCCTTTGTCGGCCGCCAGGCGCCTGATAAATGCCATCTGTTTGGGTGTTGCGTACCGGCCGCCGGTGTCGGACCCGGTGGGGAGGACAGGGCCGCCGGCCCGTGCCACCTTTGCCATTTCTTCCCGGCTGGGCCGTTTGGTGGGGTCGCTCCCTGACAGGCCGGCGTTGGCCAATGCGCGTCCGACGGCCCCAGTTTCACAATTAGCCAAATGGCTGGTTTTGTTTACCATGCCGTCGCCACGTGTCTCTTCCTCCCAGCCTGTGGCAATCAGGACGTCGCCCACGTACAGTTCCGCCCTAAACACACACCTGTTGTCCGAATAGTGGACCAGGTGGGTGATGACGCGTGTTTGTCCGTCTGTCTGGTCCAGCCAGCGCGCCAGGCGGCTGGCAACTGGTTCATAATCCTCCAAGTTAAAACCCATGTCAGTTCTCCTGGTTCCATAGGTGGGTGGCGACCATGCCGCCGACGAACCCAGCCACAATGGACAGGACCAGGACGGCCAGCATCAGAATCCCAACCTGTCGCGCACGTACTCCCCGACACTCATGCCCAGTTCCTTGGCGGACGCCTGAACTGATGCCTGTTGGGTTGGCGTCAGGAGGACAACCAGCCTGTAGGTGGCCGATTCCACCCCGGTGGGGTCCACGGACCTCGGCCGGCCGGTGAACGGTGTGGTTCTTTGGATTCCCATTAGGCAAGCCTCCAAACGCGCAACGGACGTGTGTGTGTTTCCGGCCGGGAACTGTTGCGATAGTCCCCGGTAGGGATAATCAGGCGTTCAGTAGCCAGGGCACGCATGACGGGCCCCAACGCAACTTTCTTGCCTGGTGTGGCCATGTCCCTGGTGGCCATCCATTCCCACACGTCATCAGACGTGAACGTTGGGCGCATACGGCCCACAGTTAGGACTACTTCCCGGGCCGTCTGTGGCCAGGCAGGGCCGGCGCCGTCCAGGGCGCGTGCCATGCCCTCGGCGGCAAGGCGTTGCCCTTCCGCATAGTCAAACAGGCTGTCCCCGGTCATTGGTCACCCCGGCAGGTAGGGCAGACGTGGCGGCCGGTGCCGGCCTCAAACATCCAGCCAGCCTTAGCCACGGCCAGTTTCTCAATCATTGGGTCCGCCCAGGTGTGTGTGTAGGGCACCATTTCCTCACGGCCGCACCGGCAATACACCAGGGCCAGGAATCTTTTGGGGTGTTTCTTCACCGGGCCCACCGTTCCACCAGGCCGGCCAACTCTGTGGCAATCTCCCCGAACTGGTGTGCCCCGGACAGTTCCAACTCTGTGCCAATGATGCGGAGGCGCCTGGCCAGGTCCAACCTGTAATCGTCCGCCTGGGTGCGGCGGAATGCGGCCACCCTGTCAAACAGGTCCGTGAGAATGTCTTGCGTTTTGTCGGGTTCCATGTCGGGTTAGTCCTTGTCTCGGGTTGCGTTCCAGGGTTGCCAGCCGTCGCCGTAAGCCTGTTGCGCAAAATGATACAGGGCAAGACCGGCGCGTAGGTTCAGTTCCGCAATAAACAGGTCCTCGGCGCTGTTCACGCCAATGCCCTGTGATTGGAGGAACCCATAGGGACGCCATGGTGTGCGTTCCAGGTGGGCCCCATTGATTTGGAGGACGCCGTAGGAACCTCCCTTTGGGTCCCTGGGGTTGTAGGCGTATTCCTGGCAGGCAGATTCGCGCCACGCAATACGGGCCAGGTGCGCCAGCGTGTCTGCCGGCCAGCCAACCTTTATGGCCAGGCGCACCACGTCCTCACAGTTGTCCACGTTGCGGACCAGGGCCGGCACCACCGTTTCCTTGGTGGTCCCGGTGAACGGGGCCAGGGTGGTGCTGGTGGTGGTGCTGGGGACCGGCCTGTTGGCCGCCTCTGATGGGTTGGGTGGCAGGGTTATCAGGCCGAACGTGGCCAGAGCCCACGTGAACGTCACTATGCCCAGTTTCATGGTGCTGTCTCCAATTGGTATGGCACGCCCCATCTGCCTAACGCGTCCTCAAACGCCAGTTGAGCGTGGATGATTGTGGGTGCCCCGTCGGCCGTCAAAAACAGTTGGACCAGGATGCGCTGGCCGGTGTTGGTGCGTGTGATGAGTGGCACGTACCGGTACGCAACTGGTTCCGCCATGTCATAGCCTTCCGTCGGGTAATGGCAATGTTACTGGATTGGTGTGGCAGTTGGTGGGATTCCCGGGAAAACCTGTCTGAAGGCGGCGCGGACGGCCTTGGCGTCCCGGGCTATCCAGGGCGCTATTTCTACGTGGAACCAGTCTCCGCCTGGTGCGCCGCCAATGGTGGGTTTTGTGTAGCCCTGCCAGGCTTGCCTGTCACAGCGCCAGCCTCGGCCGTGGCCGTGCGGTGGGCCCCAATAGTCCAGGACGCATTCCACGCCTAGGACGTTTGCGTTGGCAATCACAATGTCCAGCCAGGCAACTGCCAGCGGCCGGCCTCCAGGGACTCCCTTGCCGCCGTACCGTCTGAATGACAGGTCCACGGCGCGGCCCGTGGCGTGGACGGACATGACGCCTGGATGGTTGCGCTGTTCCCTGACGCCATACGCACCGTTTGACCACAGGACGCCTTTACTGGTCCGTCGGGCCTCAATAATCCATTGGGCCAGGCCGCCGGTGATGCCAGGTGCCACACCGTCAAACCCTGTGTAGGGCCGTGACCCTGGCACTCCTGGCCTACTTGGTTGCCCCACGTCCAAATGCCGGGTCCGCCGGGTTGGCCCACCGCATTAGCGGAGGCAGGACCGCCGCGACCCCGGCCGCAACCATCTGCCGGAGTCCCGGGGTCCCACCCTCCGCGGCCCACACGGCAATGGCCGCCGCAAGAAACACGCGCCCATAGGACGCGGCCAACCTGGCGTAACGGACGCGTCTACTTGTGGGCACTCTTGTCATCCAGATGCCGGTCCAGTTTTCTACTGATGCGAATCAGGTAGGCCATCACGGTGTCGTGGTCCCGTCTGTTGGAACGCATCAGTTTGCCAATGAGGGCCACCAGCACGGAAAACATGCCGGTGACGATGGCGACGGCCACAGGTGTGTCCACAATCACGGTGCCGGGTTTTCTGCCTGAACTTTGGCCACGGCCGCCAACCATTCTTCCTTTGTGGCCTCACCCCGTTGCCATTGGAAAAACAGGCCGTCCGATTCCGTAATGTACGCGTAGTGCCGTCTGTTGGATGCGGCGGCGGCCGCAACCTCGGCGGCCACGGTGGGCCACAATGCGTCCAGAGTCTCCTGGGTGGGCTTTGGCGTGTCGTCCAGCCAGGTCAGGCCGTCATAGGTGTCCCCGTTGAGGGTCCATTGTGCGCCGGGGTAGACCCTGTTCAGAATCAGAACGTAGTCAGGGTTCACGCGGAAACCTCCAGGACGGTAAGGGTGGATGCTGTGCGAACGTAGCCAGCCAGGTTGGTGTCCGTTACGGACCTGTTGATGGCCAGGGTGCCAGGTGACGCCACACGGCCCTGGACCTTGTAGGTGGTGGCGGACGTGGTGGCCGGGCTGTCCACGAAAATGGCAATGCCGCTGGTGGTGTAGTCCAGTTGCTCCACTCTGTTGTAGGCCTCTGGCTGGGTCAGGGAGGCGGTGGCTTGCCATCTGTTGCCTGCCGCGTCACCAACGGAAATGGCGGTGGAACCTCGGACCAGTTGGACGGCCGACAGCGCGTCACCGGTGGACACGCCAGCGTTGCCCTGAAGAGACATAAGGACCAGCACCAGGCTGGACGTGGCCGACGGGGTGATGGAAACGGACAGGCCCGTAATGTCCGTGTAGGTGGCGCTGGTGGTGGTGAAACTGTCCGTTTTGGCGACGGTGGCCACCTGGAGGATGCGGAACGCGCCGCGCAAGTTATTGAGTGATGCGGCCGTGAGGACCTGCCCGGACGTCCAGGACGCCGGCAAACTGGTGGGTGTCGCCATGCCTCTAGGTTAGGGCATTGGTATCCAGGATTCCGTAACTACTGGAGTCCAGAACCAACGCCAAAAGGATGGTGGTGGGCGCTGTGTAATACCGGGATGTTTGGCCGCCGGCAAACGTCACCCTGTGTTCCACGCCCTCCACGGCCAGTTCCTGTGTCTGTGCCACGTTGGCGCCGCCGACAATCACCGTTTTGGTAATTTCCACGGTGTCTCCGACGTCCACCAGGGCGCACGTGTCGCGCTGGGCCGCTGTCAGGGCCCCATAAAACGTTTCTACCTGGTCAAACCTGGGTTCCGGGGTGCCAGCCAACAGGTAGGACGCCAGGGTGGCGGCCGCCGTGTTGTCATGGAGTAGGGACCCGTCAATGTTCAGGGTTTTGACAAAATAGAGCGCCTGGCTGGCTGTGTCGTCCGCAACCTGGCGCGTGCCACCAGCCGGGCTTACGGCCACCCTGTTTATGATGTCCTCCGCCTGGAACGTGATTCCGACGGCGCGATACGGCACGTTGGTTCCCTGGTCACTAAACCTGACCACGGGGTTACTGAACGTTGCGCCAATCCTGTCCTGGGAAACTAGGACGCCTTCCCGGTCCACGAAGATACGGCCGCGCTCCGCTGTGTAGGTGATGGCGTCAAAATAGGTTTTTACGTTGGTGCCTTCCGCGATTGCGTAGGACGTACTCCCACCCAATTCCACAGTGCCAGCCGCAATGTCCCGGGCCGCGCCGCTGGGGTAGTTCACCTCTGGCAGGTTCAGAATGGACGCAACCCGGGCCCCTGTGAACTCTTTTGTAGGGGTGTAGGCGTTCAGGAATGTTTGGGCCAGGCGATAGGTGGCGTCCGCGCAAAACACCGTCACCGTGTCCAGTCCGCCCAGGGTAAATGTGTAGTCAAAGTTCACCACGTAACCCACAAACATTCTTTGGGCCACGTTGGCGTTGTCGTACCTGGTGACGCGCACAGCACGGCCTGGGGCCAGGCCCGGCACGTCACCCACCTGGTCCCAATAAGGGTTTGCCGGGGCGGAATCAAACGGGCCAAACGCGCCGTCCGCCTTGGTGTCATTCAGGACGAACGAACAGGTGCCGGCCGGAAACTGGTCATCCTCATTCTTGCGGCCCCGATTGATAGACAGGGACAGCACACCGTCGGACACGGACGCGTAGGTGGTGGTTCCGTCCAGTACGTAGGCGGTGGAGTCCAGGAGGCCCTGTGGGTTGGCGTCCAGGCGGAATGCGTCCACGGTGTAGCCAACATCTATTTCCACGTCCCATTTGCCGCTGTTGGGGACGGTGACGGCGCCCATTACGCCACGGCAATGTCCGCCGGGCCGGACACGTTGGTGAACTGCCTGATTGCGTCCACTACGGCGGCGCCAATCTCGGCGGACGTTGCCAGGCCGCCGTTCACGTTCACGGTGATGCCACCCAGCGCGGCCTGGAGTTCCGGTGTGTCAAAAAACGGGATGGCCGACAGGTCCCAGCCGGTACCAATACCCATTCCTTGGCCGAGGCTGGGTGGGGCTTGCGGCCCAAAGTTGGCGGTGCCGCCAGCCTTGCCGGTCTTGCCGCCGCTGGACCCACCGGCCGGCCCATTACCTGTGTCCAACCCGGGCAGGCCCGTAGCGCCTCCCTGTGGCATGTCTCCACGATTCTCACCCCATGGGCCGAACCCACCGGGCTTGTACGTGTTCAGGTCCAGGGTGGGCAGGACAATGTTGGGCAACAGGCCCACGTCCCCAAATGGCTTTAGGAACCCCGGCAATCTGTTGTATGCCCCAATAAAAAAGTTGATGCCGTCAATGGCCGCGTTGATGCCGTCCACAATGCCCTGGACAATGTTCAGGATGCCTTTGCCCACGGCGGACATGACGGGGCCCACTACGTCGGCCACCTTAAAAAACATGTCAATGACCTTGCCCAGAGCCTTAATCAGGCCGTCCAAGTATTTGCCAGAGAGGTCCGCGATTACGGGAATCAGGTAACGCGTGGTGAACGCAACCACCTTGTCCATGTAGTCGCGCATTTTCCCAAACGATTCCCTGTTGTCGTCCAGTTTCTCCTTAATCATCTGGAACGCCTTGCCCAGTTTCTCCACAAACACGCTGTAGAGGCCCATAATGGCCGGCTGGAGCCTGTTGTAAACCACGTCCGCCAGGTATTGGAATGCCGGCAACAGGTAGTCCTGGAAAATGGGCACCAGGTACTCCTGGACTACCTGCCCAATCTGGTCAAACAACGTTTTGATGCGCGGCCCCACCGTGTCGGACAGATACGACATGGCCGGCCCCACGTAGGTGTTTATTGCCTCCGCCAACTGGGTGAGGACGGGCAACAGCCAACTGCCCACCGTTTCCACCATCTCGCTAAACGCCACCTTTAGCCTGGCCATCTGGCCGGCAAATGTCTCCGCGTTTGCGGCGGCCGCACCGCCCACCACGTTGTCCACCGCCGCCAGGACCTCGGCCGCCGTGGACCCGTTGTCAATGACACCCTTCAGGCCGGGGAGCATTTTGACCAGCGCGGTGGTGTTCCCGGCCAGCGCTTTGCCCAATGCCGTGGACACGGTGCCCAGGTCATTGGACGTGGCAATGGACAGGTCCAGCGCCGTGTTCAGGCCCTTTTGGGACAGGCCCAGGTCCCCGGTGGCGCGCACCAGGGTGGACAGCGCCGGCCGCAACTGGTCATCTGCCACACCGGTGGCCAACGCCAGTTTGCCAATCACCTTGTCCGTGGACGCCACCATGGCGTCCGTTGCCCCGGTGACCTTCTTGATTGATTCCGCCATTTTCTCAAACGCCTGTTGGTCCTCGGCCGCCGCCATGACGGCCTTCCCCAACGCGGCGGTGACAGCCACGAAACTGGCCGCAATGGCCGCACCGGCCACCTTGGCGCTTTTGGACAGCCCACCAAACGCGCTCTCCGCGCTCCTTACACCCTTGGGGTCAAAATCGGAGACAATGGACGCCTTTACCGCCATGTCAGACCGCCTTCAGGTCCATGGTCATGCGCGTGGACACGGCCGCCACCAGGTCCACAATCTCTCCGGTAACGCCACGGCCACGGGCAGACCGGTACACCGTCGGGCCCAGAATGCGTGAAGGCTTATTGATAGACCAGCCACGTTCCGCCGCATACAGGTTCAGGGACGCGGCCAGCCTGTTGTGATTCTTGCGGCCGGCCACCTCAAAAATGGCGCCGCCCGGGTTCATCTGGACGAACGCCACCACGCCAATGCTGTTGCGCCTGGTGTCAAACTTCTGTTTGACGGACCCGGACACCTTGGACGGCACAAACGGGAACACCTTGCGGCCGGTGCCGGCACGATTCTTGGCCGTCCAGTTGTACGCCATTTGAGACAACGGCAGGTTGGCGCGACTGTAGGCGGTGGTCAGGTCCTCCAGGACCGGCTGGGCAATCTGGTTCACCCTGGCCCGAAACTCCTGGGACAGTTCCCGGTCCATTTTGTGGAGCGTGTTAATGGTTTTCTTCACGCCGGTAATGCGGACGTTTGCGGACATTGCCATTAGCGTCCTCCTGACGTCCGTTTGCGTTGCCGTTCGCGCAACACACTACCCACCGTTGCCACGTCCTCTATGTCAAACGGAATGTCCGGCGGCCACCACCGCAACGCCACTAACTGTTCCGCTAGTGCGTATCGCCAGGTGCCGCGTGGGTAGGGTTTACCGGCTCCTCCTCCACAATGGTGAGGGTGTCCAGCCTGGACACGAAGTCATCAAACACCACCGGCACGGACACCCCGGACGTCTTGGAGGCCTCATAGGCCAGAAACGCCAGGTCCTCAATGCCCATGGCGTTGGCCATGTCTGACACCTTCCGTTTGTAGCGCCGTTCCCACGCCACCAGGTTGGCCAGGTTGGCGGTGACCCGAACAGGGTCATGGCCCTTTTCCGAATACTCCAGGGTGACGCGCATTTATCTGCCTTCCGTGTCGGGCCGGGGTGCGGCGCTAGTTATGGGTTGGTGGTGTCGGCGCTGTAGGACCCACCGGTAAACGTCAGTTCTATGGTCTGAAGTTCACCCAGGCTGGCGTTCAGGACCGGCAGGGCCGCCAGGAACGTGTTGGTGAGGATAAACCCGGGGTTGGTCGCGCTGTCCACCGCATTGGTGGGCTGGACACGCACCGTTGTCTTGGTCCCCACCAAATCCTTCAGGGTGGCGTAGACCTCACCGGCGCCGTATGACATAAAAAGAGAACACGTAAGTTGGTTGTTCTCCAGGCCGGCGGTGCTGGTCCGGTACGTCTGGCCAAACACCGTGTCGTCCAGGGCATCAAACTGCCTGGTAAGGGTTGCGGCCGTACAGAACCCGGTCAGGTCCACGCTATTGACCTTCAGAACTGGGTTGGACAAAACTGCCATGGGTCATTCCTCCTGTGTGCTGTTGCGTACTTTACGCCGGCGCGGCGCGTCCGACGTGTCACCTGTGTTGTCCGCCTCAATAAACCCGTTTTCCACCAGGGCCTGGACGTTGGTTCCGGGCGGTGGGGTGAACGGCGCGCCTGGCACGCCAACCCTCGGGGACACAATGCGCCAGGTCATGCCGCGACCACGGACAGTTCCACGGTGACGTCGTAGGCCGGTGCGTCCGTGCCGCCAATGGACACGGCGGTGGGTTGGGCCCGGACAACGGCAACATTCTTGGTCATCACGTCCGCCAGGATTCCCAACAGTTGGTCCAGGGCATCCTGGTTCCCGGGGCCGCTGGAAATGATGAGGACCGGCACCGTGAGGCGCCCCACCTTGTAGGTGAACGCGTCCAGGTCAGGTGCGCCCACCAGGACGCCACCGGGCTGGATGTTGCGTGGGTCCCTGGTGACGGGCAGGCCGCTAATGGTTGCCAGGGTGGACGCCAACGCATCCAACTGGGCATTGATAAACCCGGTGCCGGCCATCAGGCAATCGCCGGCCTGTCCACACCCAACAGTTGTTTGATGGCCGCGGTGAGGCCGGGCATTGGTGCGGTGCCCATTCCGTCAAACGTTGCGAACGTGTCACCCAAACTGCCGCGCATCCTGTAGTAGGCGCCGGCCAGCATGACGGCACCCAGTTTCACGTCGGCGCTGGGCACCGTGGTGAGGCTGTCGGACAGGTAGCCAGCCTCCTGGCGGCGGCGCCAACAGAACTGGGATGAGGCGGCGGCGGCCTGGGTAACCAGCGCCGTATCGTTGGCGCTGGCAACGGTGATGTTTAACCAGGCGGTGACGTCGGCGGCCGACACCCAGGTACAGGTAGGGGTGTAGGTGATGGTGCCGCTGGCGGCCTGCCGCTCTACCGGGTCGCCAATGGCCGCAAATAGGACCTGGTTGGGAATGGGGACCTGGTAGTCAAATAACAGGTCTCCCTGGGTGTCTACGCCAAGGAACAGGTATTGGGGAAGGTCCCGAACGGTAAACGTCCCGTTAAACGGGGCCCCAACGTTGGTGACGGTGATGCTGGCGCCGTCCTCCAGGTCCAGGGGGGTTAGGACCTGGAGAACGGCATAGTCATCCAGTAGGTATTTGTGCGTGACGGTGTAGGTGGCCATTGGCCGGCCCTCCGCCTACGCCTGGGTAATCTTGCGAATCATCCCCGGGATGGCCGCGAAGGTGGACACGTACCCATGGAATGAGAACGTGCGGCCGAGGACGGAAGGCGCCTCCACACTCATGAGGCCGCGCTGTTGTTCATAGAACTCAAACGCGTCACCGGCGCCCTGGCCAACCCTGGTGATAACCATGGTCTTGGCGGCAAAATTGCTGTCCACCACCAGTTCCAGGCCCAGAGGGTTGCCGTTCCAACTGGCCGCGTTCTGGGTGCCCAGAGCATTCTGCCCCGACAGGCCGTTGGCAACGAATGGGAACACCGGCCGGCCGGTGGTGTCCGCCAACTTGCCCAACTGTGCCCACACGTCCACGGAAACGAACATGTGCGTGGGCATCCAGTTGCGGCCCGACGACACGTCATTGGCCGCGTCATAGACGGAGGCCAGGAGGTCCGCCAGGGTGCCGTCCCACACACCGGACGACGTTGCCGCCGCCAGAAGGTTGTCCGCACACAGGTTGTCGCTGGCAATCATGTATTCGCCCATCAGGTCATTGAGGATGAGGCCCATGGCCGCCGGGGACGTAAAATCAATGTCCTGAACGGACAGGGTGACCTGGCCGGCCAGCGTGGTGCGCGACACGCTGTTGGACGCAATCACCATGGTCGTGGCGGACACGGCATTGAGTTCCGCCGCCTGTGCCGCAACGCTGGTGTGCGTGGTGATGGTGGGACGCACAAAGGTCTTTTGGGCGCCGCTGTCGGGATACGCACGTGCCCCGATGGCATTGATGGCAGGCCTCAGAAACGCAATGTCCTGGACCAGCGGCCCCAACACCGGCACCGGGAGGAGGCCCGGGGTGTCCGTGGTGAGGACGTCACCAGCGGCGGCCTGAAGGGTGGTGCGATTCGCACGGGCCACCTCCTGGTAGGCGGCATTCACCTTGGCGAACGTGTCTCCACCAATGTGGTAGGCGGCCAGGTACTCTGCCGCCGACGGCATACGCATTTCCTTGCGTGGCTGGGCCGGCAGGCTGTTGGTGGGGATAATGTCGTCCGCCTGGGCGGCGGCCGTAACGGGCTGGTCCATGGTGGTGGTGTCTCCTGTTTCCTTGTGGTTGTCAGTATGGCCCACGTTGTCCGTGGGTGCTGGCATTTCTTGCGCGGCCGCCAGGCTGGAAATAGTGGCGTCCTCAAATGCCGGGTACGGCACCAAGGACAGTTCCATTAGGCGCGCCTCATGGATGACCTGAACGCCGTCCGCGTCCACGGTGGCCCTGACGGGCACCGCGCCGACGGACACAGCGTCAATGGCGCCGGCCTTGATGAGTTCCACCGCGTCCGTGGCGTCCCGTGTGTTGGCGAACGTTGCCGTAAACAGTAGGCCCTCGGCCGAATCGGCCAGTTCAGTCACCGTGCCCAACAGCCTGGACATGTCGTGTCCCTGGATGAGTTTTGCCGGCTTGGCGTTCACGTCAAATGCGCCGCGCACGAATCGGACTGTTTCACCGCTGGACAGCGTGGCGGTGGTGTCCCACGGGACGGCCATGCCGGTGATGGTGCGTGGCTTGCCGTCGGCGGCCGCCGCATCCAGGGTGACGGGGAGTGCCTGAAAACGAATCACGGCCACAAACTACCTAGCGGCCAGCGTTTCCCCGGTATTTTCCTCCGGGGAGTCCTCTACGTCACCGTTGTCCTGAATGTCCATGCCGGTGTTGTCCATGCCGTAGTTGGTTGCCAGGTATTCCGTGGGGTCAAACTCCACGAACGTGCCACGGGGCAACACGTTGTCCATTGACAGCGTTTCCGCGATTGCCTCCGCATACAACTTCACACCAAACAGCCACAGGTCCATACGGGCCTGTTCGCTGGACTGGTACGAATAGGACCCGGTGGAGACACCCACCAGGTACGGCGGCACGGACGCCAACCTGGCGGCCTCTAGCGCCGAATAGTTGGCGGACTCAATCAACAGCATTTTGTCCGGGCTGGTAACTGTCTCCTGGAACTTCACGTATTGGTTTAGCGCCGCCGTCTGGTTGGTGCGCCTGGCGGCCTCAAACGCGGCCACCATGGCCGTCAGTTCCTCCGCACTCATTGGTTCGCTGTTGTCCTGTTGCTGGAGAATGCCGGACGGAATGGCGCTGGACGCGTTCCGATTCCGCGCCTGTTCTATCTTCAGGGCTGTCTCAATGGCGTTGGGTGCCGCGTACACAATGCCCTGGGCCGGGCTAAGGAACTGGACCAAATCGTTGGGGTCCAACATGCCACCCTGGAAATACACCTGTTTGGACGGCGCAAAATACACCGGTCCCGTCATGTCGGTGGTGGTGATGGACCCGGCCGGCAGACGTGTGAACGCAGCCGGGAACCCATCCCGTGTCCGAGCCTGTACGTGCCAGAAAGCGCGGCCGTACATCACCAAATCGTCCAGAGTCCAGGCCATGAGAAACTGGTACGGCACGGTAGGGTCCGGCCGCCGCAACCAGGTACGTGGGTCCAGATAGACCTTCTCCCTGGTGCCGGCCGTCCATTTCTCCTGGTACATACGCAACGGCATGGCACCAATGACGGACTTAAACAGGTTAAGTGCCCTACTGATGGCCGGCACGGACACGGCCAGGTTCCTCAGTTCACCTTCCTGGTAGGTGTAATACTGCCCAATCATGGACGGCCCGGTGTTCTGCCGGTAGAGGCCGCCCACAGCGGCCTTCAGTTCAGGTGAGGAAATGGCGGCACGCTTGCGTCCAAATGCTGGCATGTTTTCAGTATGGCGCACCGGGGTGGCGTGTGTTGGCACCGTCCACCGCACCTAACCCGACGAAAGGCTGGTGGACGGCGCCGGCCGCCAAACTAACTGCCTGCCACCACAATCATGGGTTTACCTTGTGATGCTGGCCGGGCCGCCAACGCGACAGCCCACACCAGGCACCTGGCCAACTCAATGGGGCCCGGGGACCTCTGGCTGGATAGTGCTACCGCGTTTTGGGCTCTGACGGCAACGGCCCGTTGGACGTGTTCCGCCAGCATAGTTTCCCCGGTGTGCGCCAGGCGTCCCTGGTCAATCATCTGTTTCACGGCCGTGGTCCATTTCAGGAGTTCCCCGTAGCCCACCACGGTGCGGCGCTGTTCCAGGTTCCTCGGCCAATGGACGTCAATGGTTGGGGTGATGGCAAACCTGTGCCTGGCGTCATGGCCCAGACGGCCGACATGCTCCAAACACTCGGCCAGGGTGTCTACGTGGAACTCCACAGTTACCCCGGTCCGGCCGTCGGGCAACGGCACGGCGCGAATTCCAAAATAGCGTGAATCGTCCAGGGACGTTTCCACCGCCACCACCCCACCAGGCGGCAATGGCTGGTCAATGACCAGCGCCGGCCACACGCCTGGCGCAATCCATCCTCTGTCAGACGCCACCCACAAGTTCACAGACGCACGGAGGAACGCGGCCCGGTCCGGGCTCTGGGCCTCGGCCTGGATTGTCTCCAGGTCCAGGGTAGTCCCCAAACTGGGATTGGCGTATTCCCAGGCGGCCACCGTCATGGGGTCCAGGTCCGGCGGCGGTGACCATTCCGCAAAATACAGCGCCCCACGTTTCCCCTGGTCAATGGACCTCAAACCCTGTTCCCGGTAACGCTGGAAAACCCGGCTGGCCTCTGTGCCGGCCGTGGACACCATCAGGAACAGAGGGTTGCGCCTGGCACGCATTGTCGGAACCAACGCCTGGTCAATGGCCTCGGCGGAAATGTCCCAAATCTCATCCGCAATACACACGTCCGCGCTAATGCCATGGAACGCGGACGGGCCGGCCGCCTTCACCAGCCACCTGGACCCGTCCGGCATTTTCACCTCATTGCGCCCATACGCACGGGACGGCTTGGCCCCAAACCTTGCCTCCAGAATGTCCGCCAGCCCGTGGAACAGTTCCACCGCCGTGTCCAGGCGGTGCGCCGTACTCACCAGGGTGATGGGCCCACCACGCATCACCGGCCATTCCGTCAGGGCCGTCCCAATCAGAGCCTTCAGGGCTGTTGTCTTGCCCTGTTGCCTGGCCGTAGACACCAACCCAACCCTGTGTAGAAAACGGCCGTCCGCGTCCACCGCCAACAGGCCAGACAGGAAACGGACCTGCCATGGCATCAGGTCAATGCCCAGGTGGGTCCGTGCGAAGGCGCCCACGCGGTCCGCCAGCGTCCCGGCCGCATCTGACCAATCTGTTTCCAATCGCGGCAGGTCCCGGCCCATCCCGGCTGGTTCCGGCTGGTTCGCCCCGGGGATACGGCTCCCTTGGGAC